TCTATAATGTAACTTCCATCAAAACCTTTGCATATTCTTGATATATCTTGAGGCGTCTTGCCATCTACATAAAATATATTAGTGTTTAGTAATTCTTTAAACCTTTCTTTTAATTTAAGAAATACTGGGCTAAATAATGCTGCAATTTCATAATCGTTTCACAAAATAGGTCTAATTCTGTCTTAAGTTGCATTTAAGTTGTATTCTTTTTAATCTGTTACAATTTTTAACAGTGATTCTGATTTTAAATGATAATTAATATCATTAATTTTTCTGAGTTCTATATCTTTAAAAAAATTCAACAATCTATTGTACTTGTAAAGTGTTTCTTTGGATTGTTCCAACCATTTAATCGTTTGTTCCATATTCAAACCCACTTTATTATTCTAATAGTTTTCAAGCATTTGACTATAATTTGGTTTTAAGTAGTTCATTTACCACATGTAAATTTCTTCACTGACTATAGTATTTTCTTACCTCACTATGTTTTTCAAAAAAACTCTCTCAGTCAAAGTATTTATATGTGCATATAATCTTTTCGGTAATGTCACCCTTGAATGTTCTGGGTAATCAACTTTTTTCCATCTTTAGTCTTTTTTCCAACCCTTGTATTAAGTGCGTAATTTAAAATCTTAGCTTTAATTTGGGCCGAAAACTGTGAGTTAGTGGTAAAATTAATTATTTTCCCAATAATGTACTGCATCACCTGACACTATATCCTATGTACATAATTCATAATCAGTTGCTAAATCATTCCATTGCATCACTGGGGTTAAACTTTGTGTCATGAAAGTTTTAAATTGTGTGTTATCCTATATTAAACATTAATAATAAGATACGTCACTACCTGAAAAGAAAACATTTTAGTAGTTCATTAATTGTTTTTTCTCACTCTGTGATAATTGCATTTTAGTTTAATCAATTTTCTGAAATTCTTCCTTCGCTCCTTTAATACTAATCTCAATTTTCTCACTAATTTACTTGTCCCCTGCACCTGCTAATTCTAATTTGAAGAAAAGTGACATGTCAGTAAAATATAATTTAATGATTCCCATTTAGTTCTACCAAGTCGCGTACCATCCTAATTAGTCTAAATCTTTAAAGTCACCATCCACTTCATCTTTAGTAATCATTAAATTTATTTTCTCTGATTTATCCTTTTATTATATATTGAATACCTCAGTTATGATTGTCCAACGTTTGCCTAATTTCGTTTACCAATCATTGTATGTTAATGAGTTAACTTTGTTTATTTGGAATTGCATCTTCTTGATATTTATTTTTGATTGTAATACGTTTCCCATCGAATCACCAGTTAAATGATGACACAAATTAGTTATTAATTAGTCGTTAACATTGTTATTTAAAATTAATAATTCTTTTTTTCTTGTACATTCACTTAAATATAACTGAGCATACCTAGCTAAATAAAAATTTTAAAATCTCAGTATTCTAATTATTTATCCTCTATCTACCATAAATAAATTCTTCAAAGTTCTTTATTCTTATAAAAATTTTTTGTTAAATTCGTCAGCTAAAAAGTTACATTAAAAAAATTTTATGTTATTATTTCTAATTAAATCAATTTCTTAAATGCCTTGATGATGATTCCAATTTTCAAAATGATGCAACCATATTACTTCATTCATTAAAAGTTTATTCATTGGTTTTTAAATGTAGTACTCACC